GCTCTCTTTCATACTTTTCAGGGTTGTTTCTTGCTGCTTGTGCTTCATTTACATAATCTTCTTGACGAAGTGCTTTACGACGCTTCTTCTCCATCTGTTTAGGAGTAACAACTTCTCCTTGACCACGATTAGCATCGGGGTCATAGTTATTAGGTGGAGTATAGTTGCTTCCAAAAGCCTTGATATTAGCTCTTACACGCTTAGTATGTTGCTTATTGCTCATACGACGTGAGTCTTCATCAAGAGTGAATTGAGCAACAAGAGCATATGCTTCTTGCTCGGTGTGTCCTCTCTCAACCAGTGACTCAATCATTTGATCGAGTTCCAGTTCTTCCTTCTTCAGATTTGCCTTGCGATACTCAATATCAGCACGGGTGCCACGGTCCATTCTACCCTGAGACATGGGTTTGGTCTTACCACCTACATCAGGTTGCATACCAGGGTTTGCTGCCTTGACTCTGCGACCATGGGTGTACTCAGCACCACTCATCTTGGAGTCACCAGAGACCATCTTACCACCAGGAGAGCGGGAGTCAGCATACTCTTTGTCAGACTGACCATGCTTACCCTTGTAGACTTCCTCTACCTTCTCAACTTTCTTCATCTTCTTGCCCATTGCCTTACCAATGACCTTACGACGATTGAGAAGGTACTTGTCAGTCTTGTCATGGTCACCATCGTTGTCGATGTCCTTATCTTCCTGACCCACTGGATCATGATCTGGTGCAGCCAGTTTCTTCCCTTCATCAAAGACTTCATCCATACCTCTGAGAACCATGTCCATGAGGCCATCAAGAACTCTCTTGCGGTCTTCTGCAACTAAACTCTTGTGTGTTTTGGAGTTATCAAACTCATGGCTAACACGGTTATCCCACTTCTCTACCAGTGGTTTCTGATTACGATAATTGATGAATGATTCAACTGCGATCTTTGGAGACTTTTCAGTTACCTTTTGAAAAGTTTTATAAAATGCCTCTTGAAGTCTTTCAATCTTATTTTGTCTAACTTCGGTTACAAATCCACTTTGTGCAGACTCAAAGATGTGAGCAATAACAGCTTTTGTATCCTTTACATCAAATCCACTTTCAAACATGGACTCAACAATTTCTTCAGTGATTTCAATCAAATCAGAAGACATCAAGGAATTCAGATTCATCCAACTGATTTCGTCTTTTGATTCTGTAAGTTCAGTTTTAATATCTTTGTTATGTACAGCAGCATAAGCTTTGTACAATTGACTCATGTCTGACATGGGACTTCCAATAATTTTCTTATTATAAGTTATTTATCAAGTTTGTCTCTCTCTTCTTGATAGATTGAATAAGGGTTCTGGTAGATCTCCCATCCTCTTTGAATTTCAGGATATAACCAACCATCCCAATCATTGAAACAATATTTCCAATTACTTGGAATCGTAACACAAGGAAATATAAGTGTATTCCACAATGCCATCAAATAACTAAAGACAACGTATGGACTCACAACTTGCCCCCAACAACTCCACTGTTTACAACTCTTGTATGTTGAGCAAGTGTTCCATCTTTTTCACACCTCAAAATCCAACGTGTCATTTTGACCACATCATCTTTAGTTAAACTAAACAAATAGTCTTCTCCTGTGTCTTTCATAATGGTCTTCCACAAGGCAAAACCCTCACAAACATAAAATGTGTCATCAATCAACTCTGCATCTTTGGGGATATTATTCTGATTCATCTTCCTTCTTTTTGTTAAAACCAAATGGTGCAATCTTTTCCTCAAGTTTTAATTTGAGAGCTACACCACCAAGTGATTCCATAACTTTCAAAACATCTTCTGTTTTAGCACCTTCACCAAGTTCTTTGGCAACGTACCAATACTTAGGCCAAAACTCTTCACCAGCCTTTTTGTAATCATCAAGTGTAAGTAGTTTCATAGTTTTGATAATACCTCTTTGTAAATGTTTTCTGCAATTGCTTTCATCATCAATGGTGGAACCATTCTTCCAACTCTTTCGGTTTGTTGTGAAAATGAACCTGTCAATTTAAAGTCCTCTGGAAGAGATTGAATTCTTTTGAGTTCAGGAACTGTTAGAACACGATCTTCACTCCAATGAATTAGTCCACCACTTGCTGTGAGAGTGGGTGAAGGTTTATAGAATGAAGCTCTCTTTGTATTGAAACAATGTCCCTTCTCATGATAGTCCATGCCAGAAAGAATCTTTTTAGGATCCTTTGGCATTTTCTTTACAACACTCTGATAGATACTACTCTTCAACATATGTTCAGTCAAAGACTGAATGTTTTCTGGATCATTTTCAACACCCTCAATAACATCACCAATAGTAGTATCTTTTGATGATGTGGGAGGAAAGAGTGATGATACTGTGAGCACATTCAAACCAATCTTATCTGCAATGTCTTGACGAACTGCAATAAAGATCAATCTTTCTCTTGCCTGACCCACACCATAATGAGATGCTTTCATCACTTTAGATGTGACAAGATAACCAATATCCTCAAAGGCATTGGTAATCTTTGCATAATAAGTCTTTGCCTCACCAATTGTCAACCCCTTGACATTCTCAGCAACAATGACTTTGGGTTTAATCTCATCAGCAACACGGATGAACTCAAAGAACAAATCTTCAATGTTTTCTACCTTCTTGCCATCAGAATAGGTCTTTATCTTACCCCACCCATCAGAGTGTTTAGAACCATCACCACGACACATAGACCCTGCGACAGAGAATGCTGAACATGGTGGTGACCCATCAAGAATATCAAGTTCCTTTGGTTTCAATCCTGTGATTTTAAGAAAGTCACCACCAGTCAACTGTTTGATGTCATCAGGGACAATTGGTGTTGAAGGATAGTTTGCAGCATATGTTTTTCTAGCTTCTTCTACAAACTCATTGATACACAAGATCTTTGCACCTGCAAGACGGTATCCTGTAGAAGATCCTCCTCCACCAGCAAAGGTTGATATCACAGTGAACTTCTCTTGAGCCTCACCGTCATAAACATCTTGTAGGTTGTAAGGTAACTTATTCATTTTAATTTGGAAAGGAGTTTTGTGTAAATACTGTCTGCAATTGCTCTCATCATCAGAGGTGGAACCATTCTACCAATTCTTTCAGTCTGTTGGGCCCAGTTTCCTGTGAGTTTGAAGTCCTCTGGAAGTGACTGAATCCTCTTATATTCTGCAGTTGTGAAATTCCTATCCTCTTCCCAGTGTATGAAATTACCAGTTTTGGTTGTAATGGTTGGTGCAGGTTTAAAGAATGAAGACCTTACCATGTTGAAACAAGAACCCTTTGGGTGATAGTCTGCAACACTAATAGTCTTCTGAGGGTTCTTTGGCATCTGAATCAAGTACTGGTAAGTAGATTCTCTTTTCATCCTATCCAAAAGGAATTTAACCTCCTCTGGATCATTCTTGACATCACCAATAATATCACCAAGGTTTGTGACCTTTGAACTTGAGTCTGGAAAAAGAGTAGAGACATTAAGAGTATTTAGCCCAACCTCTTCTCCAATGTCTTCCCTCACACCAATAAAAATAAGTCTCTGTCTACCTTGTCCTACTCCATAATTTGATGCATTGAGTACTCTTGATGTAATCAAATAACCAATTTCTTCAAATGCATTAGTAATCTTTGCATAGTATGACTTAGATTCCCCAACAGTTAGACCTTTCACATTCTCTGCAACAATGACTTTGGGTCTAATCTCATCAGCAACACGAATGAACTCAAAGAACAAGTCTTCAATATTCTCAACAATCTTCCCATCAGAGTAAACCTTTGTCCTACCCCAATTAGCCTCTGCAACACCCTTACCTGCCTTCATGCTATGTGCACCAGCAATAGAGAATGCTGAACATGGTGGTGACCCATCAAGAATATCAAGTTCTCCAGGTTTGAGACCAGTAGCTTTCAAGAAATCTTTTCCTGTCAACTCCTTAATATCATCAGGAATAATAATAGTTGATGGGTAATTTTCTGCATAAGTGTTTCTTGCTTCCTCAACAAACTCATTGACACAAAGAATTTTACCACCTGCAAGACGATAACCAGTGGAAGAACCTCCACCACCAGCAAATGTAGAAATTACATTAAACTTATCCTGAGCCTCACCATCATAGACATCTTGGAGTGTGTAAGGAATTTTGGTCATGAAAATGTGTTTTTATAGACTAGATTATAATATTCTTTTGGAGAACCGACAACATCTTCGTATTGTGATTTGATATTCATACCATCTTGGAATGCGAGTTTCTTACGATTGATAATGTCATCAGGGAGTTGATTTCTAAATGCCTCTTGAAGAACAGCCTTAGGTCTTGATTTACCATCCCAAACAATGTCTTGTCTCAAACCAAGAGCAGTTTCAACAAGTTGTGTGTTGAGAAATGGAAGTCTACATTCAATTCCATACTTCATAAAGATCTTATTACATCTTGCAAAGTTTTTACGATGTTGTGAAGCAAACAATCCAATCCTGTATTCATTCCAACCATGTTGTTTGATACCATGATAACTCATCCCATAAGATGCCCAGAGTTCATCACTTCCTTCACCTGACATAATAACCTTAAAACCATCTTCACTTATTGCCTTTGCAAGTTGAACACATGGATAACCTATTTCAACTTGTGCTTTATAAGGCATCTCAATAGTGTTGATGACATCATCAATGTCATCTTTAGTTGGGGGTTGAACTTGAATCTCTCGTAACTCAACTCCAAGATATTTAGCAGCTTCTCTTGCTGACTTTAAGTCTTTTGATTTCTCATCAAACACAGCAGTGTAAGTAACAAGGTTTGGAATGTGTTTTGATGCAACAAGAGTTGTTATTGCAGAATCAATTCCACCTGACAGAAGACATGCGACAGGAACATCAGATACTGTTCTTTCATATGACCCCTGAACAATACTGTCATGAACTTGTTTCTTAGATTCATCATCATTCCAGTCATGACTATCAATAATGTTTTCTCTAATGTCATACCAAGACCCCTCTATCACATCATAATCAGAGGTAACAGTAAGAAAATGACCAGGATGTAACATCTGAATGGTTTTACCACTCTCACCCATTGAAATCAAACCTTTAATTTCAGAACAAAAACTAAATGATGGAAACAATCCAGTGAGGAGTGAGTAATGGACTGGAACTTCACCATGACGGTCTCTCACAATGGTGATAGATCCATCTCCCTGTGTGAATGCAATGGCGAACATTCCTTGAACTTTATTCAGTCCTTCAATACCATACTTATCAAGAAGTGCACACAACACTTCTGTATCTCCTTGTGTTGTGGTTTCAAACTCCTCTCTTAGTTCTTTATAATTCCAAATGGTTCCATTAAAAACCATGGTGGTCCTACCATATTTGAATGGTTGGTTGGACTCTGAACTTGTGTCAATAATAGATAAACGAACATGTCCAAAATAGATGTTATCCATTTGGACAATCTGTTGATTATCTGGACCTCTATGAATGATAGAGGTCAAACCTTTTTCAATCTGTGGGATATCAAACCCACCAATAATTCCACACATTATTTGATTGCAATCACACCAACAAACTGATGATTTCTCCAGAAAATTTGACAGTCTTTGAAACCTGCTGAGAACACCATGTCTTTGAGTTCAGACCATGTGTTTGGTTTCAACATATCACGGAGTTGTATCTCCTTATCCATGATTTCATCTGCAGTGAATGACTTTCTCTTATAGTCATAATGATTGAATGTGAGAAGTTCTTGGAAGAAGGCATTCTCACACATCAACTTCTCTGCAAAGATAAATGCACCACCCTCATTCAATCCATCATAGATCTTATTGATAGTCTCTTGACGAGTTGTCTTTGGCATGAACTGTAGAGTGAACAATGAGGTCACTAGGGAACAATTCTTGAACTCATAGTTAGTGACATTTCCACGATACCACTCCAGAAGTGCCCAAGGATAGTCGCTACGAATCTCTATATAACGTTCTTCAAGGTCATCATAAAACCCACCTGCAAGTTCTACACCCACATAATGAGCACTCTTACGATTTGGATTATTACCAATGATCATCTTGGTAAGTTTACCAGTGGAACATCCAACATCTACAACCTTTGTGTCGTCCTCTACAAAGTATCTGGAAAATGATACAGTATCATCTAGAAGATTTGAGTAACCACGAATTGAACTATCAATGTGATTATCAAAACCCTCTGGTGAATGTGCGAAGGAGAAGTCGTATGTCATTCTTCAGTTTCTTCAGTCGTAATTGATTTTAATTCTTCTTCAATCTGAGTGTCAATAGATTGAATAACTTCTCTGATCTCTACAATTCTTTGAGGAACACATGTTGAATCATATGTGTATCCATCTTGTTCACGAAACAATGCTTGTCTAACTGCAGCAGCTTTTCTAACATCCAATTCAAAATTAATCACAGGTCTCCCTCCTTACGGTTTTCAGAATAGTGGACATCAAACTCTCCACCAGGATAACGGGATTTGAGTTTGTCCACATTCATTTCAATCACTTCATCAATAGTAGTTCCAAGTCCCATACATGCTTGTGCAAGATACCAGCAGATATCTCCAAGTTCTCTCTTCATATGGAAGAGGTTCTCTTCATTCACAGGTTTACCCTGAAACACGATCTTCTTTACAATCTCAGTGAACTCACCACTCTCTGCACACAACCCTACAGCAGCAGTAAGCAGTCGCTCGGCAGGAAACTCTTCACCTTCAAGTTCTTGAAGACGATAAACGAATGCTTCATGGTCTTTCGACGGTTCTGACGTAACGGCATTGACAAAATCAAGGTAGGCTTTAGTGTTTACTTTAGTCATGAAAATCTGGGATAAAAGGTTCAAGGTCAGATTCAGGAAGAATCTTTTGTTCAGGAAGTTCTGGATCAGGTGCTACTGATATGTGAGTGACATTTACAATCTCTGGGGGGTGAGGGAGATAGATCTTCTTATAATCAGATCCAGGATACCTCTGACATATATCAATTGCGTCTTTCTCTTGTCCACAATGTATTTGTGGAATTCCATTAGGATGACTCTTGATAATGACCTCATAATAATGAGGGGTATCTTTGGCAACCAATTTAGATTGCATCTCTCTAGTAGTCAACCCCATATCAGAATTTGAATCCATCAAATGATTTCTTTGGTTTGTCTTCTTCATAATTATACTCTTCTTCATTCTTACTGTCAAGAAGATCTTGCTGAGCAGACTGCTCACAGTCATATAATCTCATCTTGGCCCTGTCAATTCCCACAACAAATCTCTTATAGATTGTTGGATCATTGTATCTGTTCTTTAATTGTTTTACAAGTAACTGTCCAAGCCCCTCGAGCTCTTCAGTAGAAATAAGGGCAAACATAAGATCAGCAGTAGCAGGGAGACCAAAGGACTCACTAGT